CCCTGCCCCCTGCTACGCCCAAGCGATGAAAACGGCCCATATACCCCCTCTAAGGAGTCTCCTAGACCCCCCCCTACGTCACGCGTGGCCCGACACCACGACCTTTTCTTACGTGGTCACCACGACAAAACAGCCTGTTGACAATGAAGCCCTGTGATTTGAAAACCCGGCAGCTCGCCGAGTTCGCCCGGGCCGAAAAGGCCAAGCGAGACGCGGCAATCGTCGAAGCGTACAAGCGCTGCGGAACTATCCACTCAACGCGTAAGGCTTTTGATTTTACGCACTCACGCGAGGTAGTCAGAAGGGCCATCAGCAAAGCCGGTGTTTACGACAAGTGTAAGCGTGACCAGGTGCTTATTCATAAGTTCAAGCCTAGCCCGAATAAGTCCAAGTGGGACGATCGCTCGTATTCAAGGTCGCACGGGTCAGAACTGCATATGCAGATCGAAGCAGAGCAGATGCTCAAGGACGCAAACATCATGCACGCTCGCCACATCCAGCGCGAGGTGCAGGTTCCTGGCTGTCAGATGCGGGCAGACTTGGCCGGATACAACTGGGCAATCGAGACCAAGAAAGAATGTTCGTCCCAAGGTATGCTTACCGCCATGGCTCAGTGCCTGGTCTATCGCAAGCACCTGAACAAGCGGCACGTCTGCATCATGCTTCCAGACGACATCGAGCCTGCCGCCTTCTACGTCACCGAGTGCCTGTCATACGGCATCCCGGTCATCAAGATGTCCCAGTTAGTCTGGTGGGTTAACACCGTTCAAAACGATGCCCAGCCAAACTGAAATCGCCGAGGCCCTTGGCCTAACTCGCCAGCGCGTCTCTATCCTGGTCAAGAAGGGTATGCCCATCGACTCGGTCGAGGCCGCCACCGCTTGGAGGCAATCGCAGGAAGACGCCCGGGTGCGGCTGGCTCCGACACCACCCGATCAGCTGGACGACGGGTCGCTGTCTGCCACCATAGAGGAGCACCGCACGCTCGTCGGTCGGGCGCGTGGAGTCTGGCAGTCTGCCATGGAGCAAGGCGATCCGCATCAAGGCAAATACCAGTCAGCCTACAACGCCTCCCTCAAGTCCCTCGTCCAGCTCGAGGCCGAACAGGAACGCCGCGTCATCCTCGCCCGAGATTACATCTCCGCCAAGGAAGCGACCGAGGCCATGCGCGACATGACGGCGGGCATCGTCAACCGCCTCGATAAACTCGCCCTCGATGTCGCAGAAGGGTGTAACCCCGAGAACCCGGCGAAGGCTGTGAAAGTTCTGGAGGCTTGGGTGCGCCGCGTCAAGGCCGACCTCTCATCTGACGAATGACACCTCAACTAATCAACGGAGACTGCCTTACCGAGATGGCCAAACTGCCAGCCCGGAGCGTCGACCTTATCCTGACAGACCCGCCTTACTTCAAGGTAAAGTCCGACGCATGGGACAGGCAGTGGGAGAAGCCTGCCGAGTTCCTGAAGTGGCTTGATGCAATCGCCGCAGAGTGGCAACGCATCCTCAAGCCTAACGGATCGCTTTATTGCTTCGCCTCTCCTCAGATGGCCGCCCGGGTCGAGTGCCAGATCATGGAGAGGTTTAGGGTTTTAAATGCTATCGTATGGGCTAAGAACCATACGCAAAGAGGGAGCATCGCAAGACGCTGTTGCGTTGCAGACCTTCGCAGTTTCTTCACGGAACAAGAGCGCATCATCTTCGCCGAGCATTATGGTGCCGACAACATGGCGAAGGGTGAGGCCGGATACATGGCCAAGTGCGACGAACTGCGGGGCTTTCTGTTTGAGCCATTGCGTTCTTACCTTGTGGCCGAACGTGACAGGGCAGGGCATACGACCAAGACCATATGCGAGGCCCTTAAGTGCACGACGGCCAGCCACTACTTTTCAAAGTCTCAATGGGCATTGCCGACCGAGAAGCACTACCAGTCCATGCGTGAACTGTTCAACAAGTCAGGCTCGTTCGAATACCTCCGCAAGGACTACGAAGACCTCCGCAAGGACTACGAAGACCTCCGCAAGGACTACGAAGACCTCCGCAAGGACTACGAAGACCTCCGGCGTCCCTTCTCCGTTTCATCGTCCGTCCCTTACACCGACGTATGGACGTTTGAAACCGTGCAAGGCTACAAGGGCAAGCACCCCTGTGAGAAGCCCCAGAAACTACTACGGCACATCATCGAGGCATCGTCACGCCCTGGCGACGTTGTCCTTGATTGCTTCCTTGGATCGGGTAGCACCGGCATAGCCTGCCGAGAGTTGGGGCGAAAGTTTATCGGAATTGAGCTCGACCCTGAATACTTCCGCAAGGCTTCCGAGGCCATCAACGGCGGGGGGCTATTGCATGAACAAGGCTGACCTGCTCCGCGTAGGCCGTGACGTCCTGCGTCCGTCCGACTCGGGCGACGTGGTCGAGTGGCTCGAGTCCAACGTCCACGCCATCCCTGACTCACCGATGCCCGGACCGTTCAGGTCCGACCGCACGCCGTGGGTCGCCGAAGCCCTACGCATCGCCGCCGATCCAGAGACTAAACTCCTGACGATTCTCGCCAGCATCCAGTCAGGCAAGTCTCTCTTCGCCCGCCTGTTTACCTGCCACATAATCGCGAACGCTCCCGGACCCTGCATGCTTACCCAAGCTACGGACCCCGAGGCGCGCGACTTCAGCCTCCGCTACCTCCGCCCGGTCTGGAACAACTGCCCGCCCGTGAAGGCACGTCTTTCAGGCGACGACCTCGACCGCTCGACGACTGCGGACTTCGACCGCATGACGCTCTACTGCCGAGGCATCTGGAACGAGGCGAACCTTCAGCGCTTGTCCCTGCGTTACACCATCGCTGACGAGTGCTGGATGGCACCGCCAGGACACCTCGCCGAACTGAGCGCGCGCGTGACGGCGTTCGGCTGGATGGGCAAACGCATCTTCATGTCTCAGGGCGGACGGGCTGGTCAGGAGTTCCATCAGCTGCACGAGACGACGGACCAGCGTGACTGGAATATGCGCTGCCCGAAGTGCGACCACCTTCAGCCGTGGGTCTGGGAACAGATCAGGTTTCCCGAGGATGCCAAGGCCACCGGCACATGGGACTTGCACAAGGTCAGCGTCGGCACGACCTACGAGTGCGCGGCCTGCCGCACGCATCTGCCCGACACTAACGCCAGCCGACTTGAGGCCAACGCGCGTGGGACGTTTGTCGCCACATCGGTCGCCGCAAACTCCGGGCACATCGGCCTGCATTGGAACAGCCTTGCGACGATGAGCTGGGGCGAGCTGGGCGTGCTGATGCTCAAGGCCAAGGAGTCTGTCGACCAATACGGCGACGAGGAACCGCGGCGCATCTTCAAGCAGAAGCGTCTGGCCATGCCCTGGAGCGAAGAGGGCGGCGAGATGGTGGCGCTGGCGGAGGCCGCGAACTACAAGATGGCCGACCCTTGGGACGCGGAGGCCGCGATTACCCCGAAGGCCCGCGTCGTCGAGCAGAAGGACGCCGTGCCCGGGAGCATCCCTTTCCGCACGATGGGGGTCGACGTCCAGCGTGGCCACTTCTGGGTGACGGTCCGCCGATGGGCTAAGACCGGGCATAGCCGCCTGATGGCCTTCGCCCGCATCGACTCATGGGGCAACGTCGAAGCCTTCGCCAAACAGCACGGCGTCCATCATGCCATGGTGCTCGTCGACTCCGGCGACAATACGACCGAGGTCTACCGCGAGACAGCCAAGCGCAACTGGAAGACGGCCAAGGGCTCTGGCTCCGACGACTTTGCCGTGACCGACAAGTCCGGCAACACGACCCGCCGCTTCTATTCCGAGAAGCAGTCCATCGTCGTCCCTGGCATCCCGCAGCGCGCGATCCTTATCGTCCACTCGGCCACCGCCGGCAAGGACCTCCTGCACGGCCTCCGGGCTCGCCGCGTCTGGACCTATGCCATCGACGCGACCCCCGAGTACGTCGAGCAGCTGAGCGCCGAAGTCCGCGTAAAGGACAAGCGCACCGGCAAGCCCATGTGGATACTTCCCCAGGGCAAGAAGGATAACCATGCCCTCGATACTGAAATCCTCGCCCTGCTGGCCGCCGTCCGCTGGGGCATCGCCGGGCGGGAAACTGCCGAAACCGACTTGCAACCGACATGACCCTTGGCACGCTATATGCAAGGGTACGCCGTTTAGTGTCGTGGGAGGAAGAGACCTATGGCGTGGGCTGGGCGGCGTACCCCCCTTTTAACTTCCATTCTCGGCAAGTTTAAATGGCCTCTGGACTCTTTATCGGACTTACGGAGTGCGAACTCCTAGACATCAAAGCCAAGGCGGTCTCCATGATCACCGAAGGTAAGACCCT